AAGCCCTGCGCGGCAATCGTCCAGCAGGCGCTGAAACTCCGACCTGCTTTCCTTTGTGCCGGTTATTGCTTCATCCGCATAAACTCCAACATACTGCCAATCTTTGTGTCTTTGTATATAACCGCTGTAGTAGCTGACCTGAGCAGAGAGCGAATGGAGCATGGCATCCTTGCCGCTTGATACTCTCGCATAGGCAGCTACACGTTTTTTGGCCGGTAAAGCTGGTAATACCGGCTCTATTTTTCTTACAATCCGTTCCATTCAAAGCCCTCCTTTCAGTGTCACATATTACCTCTAAAGCCTTCATATATCAAGGAAATCAGCAGCATAAACTGCCCAATAACGGCCTATATTTATTAATCAATATTGTATTAATTTTTCGGTAATCCCGCTCGTCAATAACATTGGATTTAAGCATGGATTTGGCAATAATCAGCGCCACTCTGTAATCTCTTTCAGATTTAAACTGCTCTGTGCTCAAAAGTATCACCTCCAAAACGATCCTTAATATAACAACTGTGGCTACAGTACTTGTTTTCTTCCTTGCTGCGGCTTTTAAACTCTTTTCCGCAATATCTGCATTGCGCGTCCGTATATATGGCAGATGCAGTCTTTTCGTTTTCTTTCCACCATAAACGGCGGCAATCTTCCGAGCAAAACTTTCTTGGCCTGTGCCTACCGGTTTGGGATATAGGCTTGCTACAGTATTTGCAGAAAGAGTTTTTTAATATGTCATTTTGTTTTTTTGAATCATTGAACTTTGTACAAATGTTGTTGCGCCTGCAGTGCGATTTTACTGTATTCACGGAGATGTTCAGAGACGAGGCTATTTGAGAATAACTCATACCTGCAAATATCATTTTATATATTCGCTCTTTTTCTGCCGATGTCAAGAGATTCACTCCTTTTGTACGATATTATCCTGTCCTATTTGCCATTCTATAAAGCATTTGCCACACCTCGGCACGGGTGGTGGGTTCCTCCGGCCTTGTTCCGTCGGATATTCCATTCGCCTTTACCCACCACTGGGCATCGTTGTACCAAGGTATGTTTGACTTCTGTTTAAGCTGTGCTTTGAAGGTATTCCACAATGCCCAGTTGTTAGCGCTCATGGACGCCGGGCAGTTCTTTCCGCTGGCGTCATAGTGACGGACAACGCGGTCAATAGGAATATTTAATTCTGTCATGAGCTGCTTTGTTAGTGCAACTGCATTTTGAAAAGCAATATCGTAGGTGCCATCTGAATTAACACAAATCTCAATGCCTATGGAATTGGCATTGGTTATGCCGTTCTTACCCTTGCCGTCGCCGCAGTGCCAAGTGTAATAGGTGTTATAATCGTTGACCTGCAGGATTTGCTTATCGTCCACAAAAAAGTCTGCCGACGCCTGCCTGTCGCCGCTGCTATAGTAATTAAAATGGGCTTCGGCATTGGCTCCCTTGTTTTTGTTTCCGGTGTCGTGAATAACGATATACTGCGGCCTTTGACTTCGTGTGGTTTTGTTATATGCAATCTGTTTTTTATTTATCTGCATCGTTATCCTCCTTTAACTTAGCAAGCGCATTTTTCAGCTGCTTTGGCAGCGGCAGGCCCAAAGCGCCCCAGTTTTCCAAAATCGAAAACCCTTCGTTTGCAATATAATAGGTGATTGCGGCAACTCTGAAAACAACCGTTTCACCGGCCATTAAAGTATCAAACTGTGTGGCAAGTGCCACAATCAGCAGTATTCCGATCTTCTTTACACCGCCCACATAAAATGTGCTTGACGCAAACTCTTTTTTAACCCATGCTTTAATAAAACCACTTATTAAATCAATTAAAATCAAAATTAAAAGGACAGCCATCAGACTGTCCATGCCGCCAAATACATATGCAAAAAAGCTTGTGATTCCTCCATATAAATATTTAAGTTTATCCATAAATTAACCCTCCTTATAGATCTGCAGATAGCTTTCACCTGTATCGGTATTATAGTAATAGTGCGTTACCGATATATAATAAAGGCTTCCGCCGTTTAGTGCGAAAGCCTGAGAATAAAAGTATCCGTCTGATATTTGATTAAAGCTGCTGTCATACAGCCTTAGTTCATGGTCACCCGAGATCCATTTTTGCTGTATTCTGTACACTCCATTTGTCGGCACCGTAAATTCAAAAACCTTCATCTGCTCCGAGGTTGACTTGAAATACCCCGAATAAACCTTCGGCAAAGAAACTAGAGTGTCATCAATGTTTATCATAATATCCTTTGCCTTGGTCAACACGCCGCCCATATTTACATAAACTTCATTGACACGCTGTGATATGCCGTAATAATTGGGAAATATACCGTATTGGAAATCTCCCGTCAATAAATCCTCGGTTGTTACGCTTTCGGTAATAGTCAACTGCTCAACACCAAACCAGCTGTCCCATGTTCTGCTGCTGCCGGGATTTGAGGTCGGCACGACTGCAAATTTTGCGATATTGTAATTCGGTATGTCAGTGTCAATGGTATAAAGCCCGTCATTTGGCATGGTAAATGTAAGGATATCAACCCATCCGTAGCTTTGACGGTACACCATGAAGTCCCACGAACGGCCATATATCGTTCCAGAGCCTGTGTTCTCCACTTCAACTTCAATCTTCATATGCCTGACACCCGGAACCGGGTTATTAAATTCCATTGGATAAGTATAACACCCGTTCAAAGTGGTTCTGCTCTCCGCCCACTGGTTTCCATACTTGGCAGTATCGCTGTATCCGCAATAGGGATAATCATATTTAAACGAAATCGTCCTGCTCATGGCTAAAACACCTTTATCAAAATATCCCCGTTGGAAGTAGAAGGCGGAGTGTCACCCGAAGTCCATATGACAATGTTTCGCACCTGTTTTGTGGAGTATGCGGTGTTGGACTGGGCGATAAGCTTTGCCGACATTGTAGTATCCGAATTTTTAGGAACAAAGTTATTGTCCACATAGATTTTATTTGCGATATCGTATGAGCTTGACGGAGTCTGTACTTTAGCTCTGCCGTTTGAATCCCTTAAAATCAGTCTGTTTGCGGTATATTCACTTGTGGCATAATCAAGCTTTTGTTTGTCGGAAGCACTCATAAATCCGCTTGATGCCACGGTGGCATTGGCGTGGGTGCCGCTTTGAATATGGTTTCTGCAGTCCTCAAGGGTAACCGAAGGATCCGCCTGCCATGACGACTTGCCTGTGATTGCTTTAATGCGATTGGCAAGCCATCCGAGCACTATAGATATTTTTCCTTTCGTAGCCGAGCCGGGCGCTGTATTCGCCGACACTGTGGGTGTTAAAATCTCGTCCAAGGTGTCCATGTTTTCATTAAGCACAGCCACATCCGCATTTTCATTGTACAAAGGCTTCTTAAATCCATAGTTTTCTGTTGTTTTTGGCAACTACATCACCCCCTAAACCATATCAGCACTTTATCTTCAGATATTCGTTTTAAGACTTGATACCCATTGGTGATTGACTTGACAGCCTTGCCACCATTTCCACACCTGCATAAATCCCCACTTTGCAAGGTACCGTCATCGTAAACAATCAATTTACCGAGTACACCGACCGTTGCCCATTCGGGCCGCTTTAATCTTGGCACATATTCCTGTGCACTGTCCCAATTGGGATTGAGCAATGGCTGGCGTTCAATACGCTCCTGAGCAATTATGTTTCCTTCTTCATCCTTTTCCGCCGGGATAACCACATCATGATACTTTACCCGTCCAAAATCATCAGTTAAATACTTGCCATGCCAATGCATCTCTCCGCTGTCGCCGATAATCGCCGGCATGGCTGAAATTACACCAAGAGGAGTGTCAAAGTCATCTGCAATGGTTATTTTATCGCCTACAAGCTTAACAAAATATCCGGCCCTGTCCTCATTGTCTGGGTTTCCATCCAGCCATTCGAAAAGCTCCGAATAGTCCGCGCATGGGCTTGTCAAAGTTCCGTCAGCATGTATATCACCGTTTTGCAGTATTTTTACCGCAAGACCCTGTGCCGCTAAAGATGTACCGTTTGCAAGGCTCCATGAATATTCCTCCGGACTTGTTCCGTATTTTCCGTATGTTACAGCTCCGGGATGGGCGGCAATGGTGTATAGTCCGTGTGCCTGGGCATATGCACCACCCGCCATCCCGTATCCGCTTGCAAGGTTTTGTCCATTTGACGACTCTATTCTAAACACATATCCGTCGCTGATTAAAGCTTCTCCATATCCACCCCAACCAATATTTGTGTCGCTTGATAAATAGATTGTCTGACCGGATACACCTGTCACATCTGCTACGGTATATATGATAGTGTTTCCGTTATTTTTATACCGTATCAGAATCTTATTTCCGACAAGCCCGGATAGATTTTCACCGCTTGCAGCAGTAAGTGTTTTTGCAGTAGCAGACATTGCAACACACTTTATTGCCCTTCCCGCAGTTCGTCCGTAGTTAAAGGAAACGGAATTATATCCATAGCAACTACTGTAATTAAAAGCAGCTGAATACTGTTGATCCACTAATGCCGAGTTGGCCGCAAAACTACTATAGCTAGATGCTGTTGAAGTGTTACAAGAAAATGAATTCATTCCTTTGGCATTTCCTATGTTTACTGCCGCACTTGATGAACCGGAAGCAATGCCGCTGTTTGCGGTAAAACTGTTTGTTCCGCTTGAACTGCTGCCCATAGTAACCGAGCCGTTGCCGTTTTTCTTATATTCCTCTCTCAATACATAGAAACCTGAAACATAAGTATAGTCTAAAATTGTATGATAGTCATCAGGCGGAGTGTTAGACAATGGCATATAGTTTACGGCAATATAATTGTAATTCATATTTACTTCAGTAACAGAAGTAAGAAAGTTTCCGGTGCTTACACTAATCCATTCATACCAGTCAGGGTCACACCATGACTGCTGAAAGTTTAAGGCAATTCTGTCTCCAACCTTCAGGTGAAAATTTACATCATCGTCGTAAATGTAAAAATAAATTCTCTTTGAAGACGTGTCCACCCAATCAAAATATACTTCTCCCATGCCCTCGGCTATGGTTTTATTAGAGCCAATAACAAGATGATTGTCGCCGACAATTACATTACCGGTACCAAACACCCTGTTGCCGTTTCCGAATATAATGTTTCCGCTGCCGATAACAGTGTTGTCTTCACCTTCCATATAAAGCTGCTCGCCTGATATGGTGCCCTGACTGTTTGCCAAGACCTCGTTAATTGCCGCAACTACTTCTTTTGCATTAGTACGTAGGTTTGCAACATCGCCCACATCGGCAAAGGTAGCAAGACCTATGTCATTTGGTTGTATCTCAGCCATGTTTAAATAACCTCCCTTGCGTACGCTCTGTTTTCATTCCATACCACAATGCCGTTTCCGCCGTCACCGCAATAATATGGAACGCCGTTTACAATCCTCAAATTCTTTATTACTTCAAATGTCATTAGATTCTCCCATGTGTAGCTTCTGGTTTCGCTCCAGTCTGAAAGCGTGTTTAAGACATCCTGCCATAGGCGATATGTGAATATATATTCTACCGCCAGATGTGCGGGCTTAATATCCTCAATCACCTTTTGTATGTCGGCAAGATTGTATGGGACACCCTGCTTGCTCATGAATTTTACTGCAAACAAATACTCGGATGCGTATTCTATAATTTCAATTTCACCGTTGACAAATGACGCCGCCACATTTTTCATCATGGTTTTGGTAACGGTTCCGGTTCCTCTGAGCTTTGACAAGATACGTCCTCTGCGGGTTTCTAAATCCGCTGACGGGTTAGGGACTATTCCAACGTCAGCTTCGTGTTTCGAGATATTTTTATCTGCAAGCAAAACAAAAAACTGATTTTCCGTCAGCCGGACTTCCTGCTTCAGCCTCTCATATTCCAATTCAAGTGAATCCATTAGTTGATTCATAACCTTAGATTTTCGATAGTATGAAGGTAAATACTCACGCAATAGTCACCACCCCCAGCACAGGCACTGCATTTTCAGGGATGTTAATATTCGAGGTGCCGCCATTTACTTTTAGATTGCTGTAGTCTAAAACTTCGTCAACTGCCAATATGCAGCCGCCAATCTGGGCGTAGGAAATATATGTTCCCGAAAAGGCATTTTTCTTTAAATACGAAGATATGGAGTCTGATATTTTTTGCTTTGCTATATCCGTTGTCACACCGTTTGCCAAGGTAAGGGACACTGATATATTTATAGCAAGCGGTACAGCGCTTTCAACCGTAACATCCGCACCAATAGGGCGCTCAGCTTCAATATGGTTTTTAACAGCATTAATTAAAGCCGCGTCCGCCGCCTGTTTATCTGCGTTTATGATGATAACCTTAACCGTACCGACGCCATTCCAAAGCGGTATGCATTTGGCATCACCCACGCCTTCAACTTCCTTGGCCCACATAACATAATGGTATTTTGAACCGGAGGTTGCGGGAAGAGATACCTTTTCAAAATACCGCTCCCGCAGTTCGTCGTCGCTTTCCTCGTCAAATCCGCCGCTTGTGGGCTCTGTATTTGTGACCGACACAAGCCCGCTTATGGTTACAGGAAACCGATTGATTGTACCGATTGGAACATTCCCTTGCTTGCCCGGTGTGTCACAGATGATGCTTACCGTTGCCGTTCCGGACGAATCGATATATTTTGTCTGTGTAACCGTAAATACAAGGGTATCCGACGCAACCTTGTCGCCGCTTGATATAACGGCTCCCACATTGCCTGTTACAGTGACCGTTCCTGTGGCATAGGTTGCAGCTTTACGAGTCAAACCCTGTTCTGCAACCTTTTTGTCAAGGTACTCACCCTTTGCAGTTGCCGCAAAAGCGTTTAAAAGGATTTCCGTAAGCTTGTCATAAATTCTTTCCAATTCTATTGCAAGCGGCTTTTGGGTGTCATAAAAAAAGGAGCCGACAGATTTGTCAAACTCCGATGAAATATTAGAGAGCAATCGCGACAGTATTTCTTCCCGAGTCACTTGTTTCCACCTCCATGCTGACTGTGATTCCGCTTGCGGAGCGTTCAATGTTAAAATTGGAGACCGACAGTATATTGAGGTTTTGCTTCAGTGCATCTTCAATTTCCCGTTTAAGTTCTGCTTCAATAAAGGCAATAGGGTAATTGCTGCCTACAATTAAATCCTCGGTCCTGCAACCGTAGTCAGTGTCATTATATATTCTAAACCTTCCTTTTTCGGTTCGTAGTATTTTCTCAATCCAAACTTTGATTGCATCTATGCCTTTACATTCTACAAGCTTTCCGTCGCGAATTATGAAATCGCCTGCTGTAAAGTCAAACAAAAAGGACTTACCTGACATTACCGTTTCAGCATTGGTAACATCGGGCAAATCCTGCGTTCTGGGAAACATCACTGCACCACTCCAACCACAATAAATTTTTGATTATCTGCATAAGGCAGCAGAACAACTTCTTTCCCGAAGTTTATGTATTCGCCGTTTTCGTCAGTTTCGGTTAAATCAACACAGCTTTTTAAATAGGCAGCGGTCAGAATTACTTTGTCACCGACACGGATTTTGATATTAGGCAGTTCAATAACCTTGCCGATAACAGGGGAATAACTGCTTGTGTTTTCCCGTTCCTTAAATAGTTTTGCAAGTTCTGTGATACCACTGATTTTTACCACCTCCTAAAAATGGACATGAAAAAAGCGACTACCGAAGTAATCGCTCTAATGGTTAATTTATTTAATATACATTTGCATTGCTTTATAGCAATTTGCTGTTTCTGAATCAGCATTATTATAATTGCTTGTAAATGACTGAAGACTTCCTGTTGGGTTAATTACCAAGTTTGTCAATTTTAAGTATGCATCATACAAATTTTTTAGTGCTGAATAAGCATCCTTGTATTGCTCCGGTGGGTTTGTTAATTCTTTCATTAATAAATTTACAGTATCCTGATTATCTTTTATTGAATCAATGGAAGTTTTAAATGTAGAATCTGCAAATAATGCTTGCAATGAATCATTGAAATCATCATTAAATCCATAACCTTTACTTCTTGTATATTTATCTGTTTTTGAATCAAATTTCTCGTATATAGTATTATACCAAACATCGTGAATAAGTCTCCCTGCAGTCTCGGCAGTTGAGGCACCTATTAGCATAGTAGACGCAGCAGCAGACATATTGATTTCATAATTTTTTATATTATTTTTGTTACTAATATTAATACCTATAATACTTCCAATTATGATAAGAACTACTAAAATACATGAAATAATAATGGCGCTTTTTTTCTTTTTAGTTAATTTAAGAATCTTTACCCCTGTTACTTCAACTTTCTGAGGAAGAGGTTCCTTCTTTTCTAAAGGACAACCACACGATTTGCATACTGCATCACTATCTGAAATTTCACAACCACACTCTGGACACACCGACTCTTTGATTTCAATAGGTTCTTGCATTAAAGTACCACAAGTTGGACATGATAAAGCTTTGTCACTGATTTGTTTACTACAATTTGGACATTCAATTAGTGCCATTAGACATTCCCCTCTCAATTACCCATTATACTCGTGGTTAAACCCACAAGCACCGCAATAATATGTAGATTTTTTCTTTCCCAATGCTCCTCCAAGTAATCCAACTGGGCATAATAAAATGCCCCCTACAGCGGCTTTTCCTACGCTAAAACCTTTTTTGTCCGTATCAACCTTTTTCCATTTTAAAACTTCGCCACACATTGGACATTTATTTGGGGCACTTGCATAATAATCACCCCTCTGCATTATTTCTTATTTTACCACAATATTTTAATAAAGTCAACGCATTTGTTAACATTTCATCATAATGCTTTGTTAACATTTCATCATAATGCTACATCTTTTTTAAATCAAGTTGTACATAATGTATTCCATTTTTAATACTGTGACTGCTGCTCTCGATAATATAATCTGAACCGTCCACCGAAATTAAATATCCCGCCCTTGTATAGCTGTCCACCGCCTCGATTATTTTAAATGAAAACGTCTCTTTCATTTTGGATAACTCGGAAAGTTTCTGCTGGGCTACTGTATCTGCATTCTCTTTCTCAGGATCAATCTTTACAACTTCCTGAAGTAAACCGAATTTATCGATTAAACCTGTGTCCTGAACTACCTTTTTCACGGAATAGTTTCCATCTGTTTCAGTAATGACCTTGACGCTGTTTTTCATATCTTCAATCGAAACCGAATGTGATGTATTGCCCCGTAGAAGTGGAGAGTAAATAAGCTGTGTGTTCGGTGACAATCTAAACTCCGGATATGCGTAAATACTTCCGATTTTGTATATGCGCAGACCCTTTGGTGTAACATCAATGTTGTAACCGCCACCGCATATCTCAAGAATATCTTTCAATATTTCCGAGATGGTTTTATCAAAATATATTTTAGTAATTTTAGTACTCAGTTCGGGTATACTGTCAATCTCAATATTAAAATCACTGCACACCTTGCGGATTGCTTTGTGCGCCGGCATAGCATTAAACTGATAAGTTTCCTTTGACTTGTTCAGATACCACCCAAAGTCGCAGGCCGTATATTTGTTAGAAGTTTTACTACCGTCGTCAACGGTCAGTACAATCCCTCTGAAGATTTCATCATTGGTGTGCATCTGAATAATACTGCCTTCATGCGGCAGATAAATATTTGTGTGCTGTGCATCGCTTTTGGCAATCTCAAAAGACATTGTTGTTGCAAGCTCTGCGATGGTATTCTGCCAGGACAGGTTACCAACAGCAGAGGTTATATTGATTCCGTCAGCATAAATATTCATACGGTGTTCACCAACTTAAATTCAGATAAAGTAAGTGTATAATATAAGTCACCGTCTTTTTTTATTGAATACTGAAAATCATCCACACAGCACACCATGTTAATCGGTGTTTCCGTTATAATCAGCCTTATCGGGTACTTTGCCTCAATCCACTTGTCTATGATGTACACATACTCAAACCCTTTATATGTTCTGTCTTTTAAGAACGGATAATCTCGTATGGGGAAGAAACTGCTGATGGTAATGCTCTTTAGCCCCGGCTTTCCAATCAGCTTTAATTCTCCCTGCGTGACCGTTTCAAAAACCTCGTTCTTCTGCGGCTTTGATATGGTAAACTCGGCAGGAAGGACTGGAAGGCAGATGACTTGTTCACGGTTGTTCACGCTTAAATAAATATCCAATGCCCGCCCTCCTTACATATTAGCAAGTGCCAATTTAAGTTTCGGCACAATTTCATTTACTACCTCATCTGCTGACTTGCCGCTTGCGTTGACATATATTTTAATGTCGTTGTTGTATGTTGTGGTACCGCCTTGCCCTTTGCTGTAATTCCTGTTCTCCGCCGCGGTCAGCACGCGCTCGCCTTTATGCAGCTTTGCAATATACCCGTCAAAGGGTACATTGGGAAGCCCTCCTGCGTGCGAACCGTCAATGTAGCCATCGCCGTCCTCATCTGTTCTTTTAAACAGTTTTACAACACCCTTAATCGGGTTTTTAAGAAAGTTTTTCAGTCCTTCCCAGAGTTCCTTTATCTTGTTTACGCCCGATGTAAATGTTTCTTTAATATTCGTCCAAAACTTTGAGAATATCTCTTTTACGGCATTCCAAATCTCAGCGGTTTTGGCTTTTATGTTGTTCCAGGTTTGGACAACAAAATCTACCACCTGACTAACGGCTCCTGTGAAAATGCCTGATATCCAATCCCATAATTCAACAAAAAAGCCTGCGATACCGTTCCAGATATTCACCGCAGTAGTTTTCAGCCATTCCCATGCTGCTTTTATTCCGTTGCAAACGGCGTCCCAGTTTTTCCACAAGGCGACGCTTATGGCAACAAGGGCGCCGATAGCCAGTATAATCCACCCGATCGGGCTTGCAACAAACAAAGCATTTGTTATAGCCTGCACGGTATTAAACGCTGTCGTCGCCGCTGTCTGCACCCCCGTCATGATCGCTTGAAGCTGCTGTGAAAATGTCATGGCTACGATTTCTTTTTTCTGACTTTTGTTTAGTGCAATCGCTATGGTTTGAACCGCATTTGCAGCTGCCATTGCAACCTTCCAAGCAATTACCGAAGCGGTAATGCCTGCAATAATTGGACTTAAAACTCCCCAGTTGTTCACAAAGAAATTGTAAACGGATGTTGCCGCATTTAATATGCCAGTAAGAGCATTGCCAAGCCCGCCAAGAGTACTTCCAAGGATATTGCCAACACTTTCAAGGTTTGTTCCCATAAGCGAAGACTTGATACCTTCTCCTATACCACTTAATAGGGCCGGGGCATTTGTTGTTATGGCAGCAGCCACCTTCTTTATCACTTCCGTAAATCCTGTGATAAGCATGGGCAAAAGCGTCGGCAGGGAGTCTGTCAAGACGCCTATGACCGACGGCAGCATTTGTGCAAGGCCATTGACAAGCGACATAGCACCTGTGGTGATTTCCGGCATAACACTTTGTAAAAGCTCAGGTATTTTTGGCGACAGCTGCTTTATGATTTCTGACAAACCTCTTGTAAGGGTAGGGAGCAGTTCACCGACTTTTCTTGACACAACCTTTGCAACATTAATAAATGCCGATGCAATGCCTTCCGCGCTTCCGGCTCCTGACATAAAAGTCTTAAACGCCGCCTTTGCCGTATTGATAGAGCCTGCAAGAGTGTCATTTTCTTTTGCATAGTTACCGGCTGCATAGGCTGTCTTTTCTAGGAACATTTGCATGGCAATGCCGACCTTTTCCTGCGTGGTCATGGTCTTGCCCATGGTCTTAATACCTTTGGCGGCGGCATAGGCTTTAATAGCAGTGTCATTGATTGCAACACCCAGATTGTCCATCATGGTGAAGTTGCCCTTTGCCGCGCCTGCCACGGCTTCCATGGCGGCATCAACATCAATGCCCATAATTGAAGCTACATCTGCCGCCCTTTGCATGGCGCTTGTGGTCATGTTAAGGGATTCTTCGATAGTGAATCCGGAGCCTTGAAACAATGCTCCCATTTTATTTGCCGTTGCCAAATAATCCGACATGGAAAGGCCCAATGTTTCAAAAGCGCCGCCGGCTTTTTCCTGAAGTGTCTTGGCGAAGCTTGCAAACACAGCCTCGCTTCCGCCGATGTTCTGTTCCAGTTCACCGGCCAAATCCAAAGACTTCACCGTCAAGCCCGTCATTGCGGCAACGCCTGTGGCGGATGCTGTCAGAAAACCCTTGCCGACTGTAGAAACTACACCGCCCAGTTTCTTAAGGGAACCCATGGCAGATGCGGAAGATTTCTTAAGCCCGCCAAGTTCTGAGGTTGCTTTTTTAATATTGACAAAAAAATTGCCCTCTTTTAGCGAGAGGGTTGCGCCTATATTCCTCTTTTTAGCCATGCTTTATTTCCCACCTGCCAATGCTTTAAGTTTTTCCGCTTCCTCTTCGATATGCAAAGCTATGCTTGCCAATAAAAATTGTTTCTCCAAGAGAGATAGATCTTTAAAGTCGCTGAATCTCCAACCCCGCTGCAGATAATGATGCATCATGTAAAGCTCACTATCTGCAGCGATTAGTTTTTTAAATCATCAATGGGCTTTACCCCGTCAATATACCCTGCAAGCTTAATACATTCCACCGCAATCTGCGGAATTTCGCCCACATCAAAGATTTTCTCCACGATCTCCATAGGTTCTACGCACCCGAACGCGTCCTGTAGCTGTTTTGATTTCAGAGAAGGTTCTATTATGCAGGAATACACAATATATGCGTCTCCTTTTTCCTCCATCTCCTGCGCGTCGCGGGCAAGGGCGGCGTCCGGCTCCTCTATGGTAATTGTACCGTCAAGGGATTTAACATACAAATCCTTGGTTTTCTTTTGTTTTTTGCTCTGAAGCATCTGCTCTTTTCGTCTAACAAGCTCATCAATTGTAATTTTGGTATATTTCTTCATCTTAACACCTCCGTTATCTTACCCTTACCAAATCGGGGAAATCAAAATCAGTAAAGCCACCGCTGTATTCTTCCTCCAGAACTTTGGCATTTTCAAAGCTCATAAGCGTTAAATCTCCAAACCAGCAGTTATTGAGCACTAATCGCTCACTTCCAAAAGCATCGGGATCATCCAATTTTCCGATTAACTGGCAGCGGATATCCCTGCCTTGCTTAATTGCATTTGCCAGCTTGATTTGCCCTCTTGAAAAGATTTTCTTAATGGTAAAGGAAAACTCGCCAGAGTAACCTGTGAGCTTCGAATCCTTGCTCATCTGCATGGCAAAGTCCACATCCTCACGCTCAAGCTTTAAGGTTGCCTCAAACTTTGAAACCTCAAACACCGGTTCTCCGTCCCAGTAAAGCATGCCCCATTTGCCGTTCATCACACGGGGCGCCGTAGGTTTTTGCGCCATCTATCTCACCATCCTTTAACTCATGTAAATCGTGAACTTCAAATCCTCCATGGCGTCCTGTATTTGAATGTTCGCCTTTACAAACACATTGGTTCCTGTGTTTGCCGTCTTGATTTTTTCCTCGTCCCAGCCGGATATATCCCTTGTCTGCTTCAGCCAATTTGCTGTAGCATCAATATCAATCTCTGCCTTGTTCTCAAACTTGTCATACAAAACGCCTGCATCAGCAAGATCCTTTAGGTATTTGTTTACTGCTGCAAGGAAGATAACCTTGTTGTCATAACTGTTTTCAATTTTACCGATAAACTCATCCTCAAAGGTAGTGCGGATATCGTCCCGTATCATATCCGCTGCCTCCACAATCTTTATCTTCTTAAAATCCTCTCCTACAGTGTCTGAAAGGGTCATTAAGGAATTCACAGCCCTTGCGATTTTAATTTTTGTACCGTCATTTATCAGGATCAGTTTGCCTGCATCAATGTCTGTATCGGGATCTTCGCTTTCGGTTATAGCCTCCACCTCCGGCAGGGCATAATACGTGGCGCTGCGGTTTAAGGGCAATCCTGCAAGAATACCTGCAATTCTCGGACAGTATTCGGCTGCGGTGTATGTTTTTGTACCCACCTTGATACCGTCCGTAGCAAAGTTTACAACACCCTCACTGTCTGCAGCGGTATCGGGCAGTACTGCCTTGAATGTTTTATGATAAGTACTGCGCTGATCGCGAATCCAATCAGCGATAGTTCCGGTTTCACCGCTTTGCACAGATGGTACCGTCAGCCAGTTCCACTTTTTGTTTTTGAGCCTTTCAAGTGCGGTATCAATATTGCCATCCGTTCCGATACGCTCTACGATGACCGCCGAGGGGTTCCCTTGGAATACCTGTGACAAAAATGCCAGGTTGGTTGTGGTATAATGGCTTTTGACGATTTCGCTTTCCTTTGTATAAGTTTTTGTGTCAAAGGATGAGGTGTTGTCCTTTAGAATTACGGCGACAATGCCTCGCTCGCTTCGTGACACCATTGTTTCCGCTAATGTCTTAAACTGGATTATTATTTGTGGAAGTCCCATTGTTTTGCTTCACCTCCGTATTTAGGGTTTTCATTTTGGGATATGTCTTTTCCTGAATGCCGGATTCCTGCATAAAAGTAATTTCAAAATATGCAAGCAATGTACTGTTCTCATTGTCAAACACGATTTCATCGGTTGACAAAAACCTGTCTTGGACGGGTATGCTTTCGTAAAGAAATATTTTCTTAATGTTTTCAGCCATCCGCACTAACTCTTCACGCGTTTCAATTTCAGGGAAGTATGTAAGCTCAACGCTTACGGTGACCATCTCATAAGCCTTGCCCTGCAAAGCTGTGGAAACCGGCAGCACGTCAACGAAAAATGTCGGCTTTGTAAAGCCCTGTGTAACTTCATTTGCAGTAACCGTATAGCCGTTTTTCTTCAGCATATCGGCAACCGCGGTTTGTATGTCTTTAAGAGTAATCATAACTGCACCTCACTTGTTAAATCGTCCAGCAGCTTTTCTACGGATTTTTCGAATGTACTTTCCATTTCATTAAAGGAAGTTTCAAGCATTTTCCTGCCTTCAACTCTGCCTTTAGATTGAATGCTGCGCACCCTTCGTTCCAGCGTATTAAGGTACCTGCTTCCTTTTCTGGTTTTGCCGCCCCGGACAATTTCATGGCCCAATTCCACAAGGTGGGCATGGCGCGCAGCAGACTGTACCCGCACCACGCGGGCGGTGCCGTATTTTTTCGGTTTTTTAAGCCGCCAGCTGCCTTTCAGCTTTTTTGTTTTTCCTACAGGGGTTTTGGATTTCGTCCTACTTGCCGCCACGCGTCCCAGCGCCATCAGCATGGCATCCGTTTTACTCGGGTATTTCTGCTCTATCTTATGAAATGCCTGTTGCAACTCGTCAAATCCGAAAGTACCATCATCAGCCATCGGTATATTCCTCCTGATTAAAGTTTTGCGACGTACTCTTGTTTGTTTCCACCGCAATAATCTGGAGTTCCTCATGGCGCTCATTCAGGTCCAGCACCGACACGATTTCAAACTCCCGTCCGTCATACAAAATCCGCATATTCGGTGTAATGTTCCTAAAAAAGCGGGTGGATATTTTGTATGTGGTTTCAGCCCGCAATTTCTGGCTTTCTTCATACTCCCGTCCGCTCATGGGCGACACAAATCCGGCAACGGAATATTCTTTTAGAGCAAGCTTGTGTGCGTATGGTCTTCCGTCAGAATACACAAGCGCCGCATTTCCGTCAGAGTCATGCTTAAGATATACATCCTCACCTTGAACCTGCAGGGGAAGAGGGAGATACGGCTTAAACGGCTTGTATCTCGGTACCGTTTCGCCCATGCTGTTGGCTTCATTGTCGGTCGGCCTTAAGAAGATAATCCTGTGCCGAAGTTTTGAAAAGTCCATTAAAACATCTCCTTCCGGTAAGTGTCCAAAAGCCGGTACACAACCTGCGGCACCGGCTCTCCATCACGCTTTTCATAAAAATGGGCTATTACTATCAGCATTGCTTGCCGTATACTTTCGGGCAGGGTTTCAGGAAGGTCTGTCCGAAGGTAGTTTTCGCACATCTCCTTTGCAAGGAGGATGAGTATATTTAAATACCCATCCTCCTCGGTATGGTCTATCCTTAAAAACTCCTTAACCGTATCAAGGGTCATCATAGCCTTACTCCGTATAACGCGGTTTTGAAGCAATGGCATAAATTGCGCCGGGAATGGTGGAGTTTGCCACCTTCGTGGTTTTAATGCATACCCTGTCATATCCCGCCTTAGCAAGCATGGTGTCCGTTACCGTAATTACCGCATACTTGCTCTTGCCAGATGCGCCGCCGATAGAGAATGTCGCGCCGGTTGCCTCTTTCTCCACAAACTCTGCGTCCCCGCTTGCCATGTACATAAACGGAATTGCCGCCGCTGTTCCGTTTGCGCCGAGCTTGCCTTCCACCGTAATAGTGGTTTCTCCGGCATCGCCCTCGCCGCTTGCAACGATAAAGGTCACCTGCCGGTAGTTTGTAAGTTCAACGAACGCTCCCGTTATTGCCGCTCCGAAGATTGTACCGGGCACTGATATGGGTATTATCTTTCCTAAAGTATCAATACGCATATTTTTTTACCTCCTTATCTTGCTGCCAAGGTTACAAAAGGCGACAGAGTGCTTGAGCCTTTGTATGGCGTTATCGGTTTGTTCCAAATGGGCTGGCCGTCCACACGATAAATAAACCTGAACACGCTCTCATCATACAAGAAACGTACATGTATGGAGCTTGCGGCATTGATTCCGCCTTTGTCAATAAGCAGATACTGCGACATATCCCCTAATATGATATCTCCCACAGTTCCTGCGGCGCTGCACTGCTCAAGCGGGACAACAGGCCTGCCGAACAATGTGCCATATGGCCTTTCTGAAAGCCCGCCCGCCGGAATATATACGGGTTTGTCGCCAACCGTCAAGGTGTAAAGATACGGCTCCAATTCCTGATTGATATACCATACGGCATTTGACCTGCTGCGGCCCCAGCACCTTGACCACATTTTTATGAGGTTTTCTACGGTTAACTTATCAGTCTGACCGTTTTCTTTTTCCACCGTTACAAGCGCCGGGGAGTTTAATATACCAAGAGGCTGGCCTGAACCGGTACCGTTTAGTATAACGTCGTCAATCTTAAATCCGAATTCCTCCGCAAAGCCTTGGGTTATAACACTTTGGAGCGCGGAAGCATCCTGCAAAAGCTCGTCTGTTGCATAGCAAAGTCCGGTCAGCTTTTTAAGTGACAGATCCATTGTCCTGAATTTCGGCTTTGAAGCGATTAACTGATCCGCTTCATTCTCCCAGTAGGTTTGTATGCCGCCCCATCTTGCACCGTTGGCGCGGGATGAATCGTCAAGGGCGTTGATTTTAAGTCCGTTGGCATTAGTTGAAATGGGTATCTTTTTACACTTGGGTGCCAGTATCCCTGTTTCATAAGCGTTTTTCAAAAGTTCGGTTGCAAAATCCGTCTGTACAAGGAAGCCTCCGTCAGACGGCACACTTTCATTTGCCCCGCTGGCGGAGTTTAACAGACGCTCGTCAATAACCGGACGGTTTGGCTGCGCCGCGTTATATACCGCAATAAGCTGTTCGCCGAAGTTCGCAAACCTGCCCTTGTTGCCGCTGGAAGGCGCATCCGCCCTGTTTACCGGCACATCAACCGGTGCAGAATCCTCAAGCATCTCCGCCATTTCGGAAATGGTTTCATCCCAGTTTGCAATCTTGGCTTTCAAGTCGGAAAGTTTTTCTCTCTCCTCATCAGAAAGCGGCCTGTTTTCTTTCCCAGCGGTATCAAGCAATGCCTGGGCTTGACTTTTCAGTTCATTCCTTTTTGCCATCATGGCAAGTAGTTTTTTGTTCATAAAAATCAATCCTCCTGTTAAATAATTTCAAACTCGTTTTTTAAGTTTTCAATTTCTTCCATAAATGATTTATCCTTTGATACAGGTTCAGGCGGTTTCGCCTTCGGCAGCTTTGCCAAGAGCGAATTAAACACAACCCTGCGTCCGAAGATAAATGAATCCAAAACATCATCCTTTTCGGACTCCTTATCGGTGTACAGGATTTTATCGGCAAACCCGAGCTCCACAGCCTTTCGGGCATTCATCCATGTTTCATCCGACATCAGTCTTGATATCTTGGCTCTTGATATGCCGGTTTTCAGAGCGTAGGCATTGATAATACTCTCCTTGCATTCACGAAGGACAGCGATTGCCTGCTCCATATCGTTTTGGTCTCCTATTGCTATGGTTATGGGATCATGAATCATAAACAGGCTGGTCGGCGACATGTACACAAAATCGCCGGCCATGGCAATAACCGAAGCTGCGCTTGCGGCAATCCCGTCAATTTTAACGGTCACCTGCCCTTTGTGTTCTTTAAGGGCAGTATATATTTGACTGCCTGCCACCACATCACCGCCGGGGGAATTTATCCATACGGTGATATCCTTGCCGCTAAACTCCGCAAGCTCGCTCATAAACAACTTGGGTGTGACCTCGTCGCCCCACCAGCTTTCCGATGCTATTTCTCCGTCTAAGCGAAGTATGTTCTCACCGTTTTCCGTATGAGTAAAGTTCCAAAACTTACGCATTGTTTTCATCACCTCCGTTCTGTGCGGCGTTTTTGGCACTTACCATGTTACCGTTTACAAGGTAGAGATCACCACCCTGATCTTCAGGGATGGGGTTCATATCCTCCAGCTCCCTTATGTCGTTTGCGGAGAACCAGCCGTTCTGCCTGCCTATGGCGTAGCCGTTCATGCGTGTTGCAAAATCGCCGCGTAAAAGCCCGTCGACATTGAATTTTGTAAAGTATTCCTTGCGCTCGTACTCGTTTAAAAGGCATAAATTAAAGGCCTGCTCCAAACGAACAAGCCATGGCCTTAATGTATGAACCACATAATCTATGGATTGATGTTCAATGTTGCTGAAGGTTGAGCGTGCCAGGTCGCCGACAAGATGTGGCGGCACCCTGAATATCCTGCAAATTTCATTAAGCTGAAACTGCCTTGTCTCCAAAAACTGCGCGTCTTTTTGGGGAAGGCCGATTTCATGGTACTTCATGCCTTCCTCAAGGACGGCAATTTTATGTGAATTGTGCGCACCTTTGTATACTGCTTCCCATGACTCTCGGACCTTGCTCGGATCCTTTAAAGTACCGGGATGCTCCAACACGCCGCCGGGACGGGCGCCGTTTGCAAAGAATTTATTGCCGTAAACCTCGGTTGCTTTTGCAAGGCCTATGGCTTCCCTTGCCACGCTGATGGGTGACAAACCTGTAATGCCGTCAAAACCGATACCGCCAATATGCAAAACCTGATCCTTCTTTAAAGTGAAAGTTGCTCCCTTATCGTTTGTGTAGAGATATACCCGCTCGTAGTTTTGGTCTTTAACAACAGACATACGGGATGATAAAAGTGGATGCAGGCTTACAACCTGACCATGCTTGTTTCGTATTATTTGAGCGTAAGCATTGCCCCATAAAAGCAGGTTTGTCATCATTGCCTCTTTAAATGCAAAAGCCGTCATCTCCTCGTTGGGACTGTCGTGTATAAGATAATATAGCGGATGATCTACGGCTTTTTCTTTGCCGCGGGGCAGGCGTTTGTATAAGGCGAGGGGCAGGCTTGCAATATCCTCCGCGATTACCCTAACACAAGCAAACACACCGCTTACCGTTATTGAGTTTTCCTCCGACACATATATCCCTGATAACGACAAGCTGCCGTCAATGTCCTCACCTTTGATAAAATCTGCATACCGCTTTGACATGTCGTTTTTTATTTTTCTGTTCTTATTAAACCATTTCAAAGTGTCACCTCCTGTCATGTCAGAACAATATCAATGCTTTCGGAATAATATTTCCGCAAACTTCGGAACAATGCGTCAGATAAATAAAATCCCTCGTTCATCATAGACAGAGGTGCTTGTATCATTGCCGCACCGGATTGCTCTGTCCAGCGCCATAATAGTCGCCACAGCGCCGTCAATTTTCTCTGAGCTTTTTTCCTTATCCGGCTTAATGTTTCCGGCGGGTCGGTGCGGATAAAAATGTTGTCCATCATCCAGCGAAGTACCGGATGCCCCCCATGCGCTATCTTTTGTTCCAATACCAGCTTCATCAGTTCCTTTGTTGGCGGCGACATATCCTTAAATCCCTGACCGAACGGAACAACAGTAAAGCCCATACCCTCAAGGTTTTGTACCATTTGAACTGCACCCCAGCGGTCGAAAGCAATCTCGCGAATGTTGTATTTTGTTCCAAGTTCTTCTATAAACTTCTCTATGAAACCGTAATGCACCACATTGCCTTCGGTGGTTTTCAAGTATCCTTGTTTTATCCACAAATCATAGTTTACATGGTCACGTTTCACTCTTAAGTCAACATTATCCTCAGGTATCCAAAAGTACGGCAGTACAATATATTTATCATCTTCATCCTCAGGCGGAAACACCAATACAAACGCGGTAATATCGATGCTGCTCGAAAGGTCTAATCCACCATAACACACCCTGCCTTCCAGCATCTTCGGGTCAACCGGAAAAGCACAGGCGTCCCATTTATCCATAGGCATCCAGCGCACGCTCTGTTTTACCCATTGATTTAAGCGAAGCTGTCGGAAACTGTTTTCCTCCGCCGGGTTTTGCTTGGCGCTTTCACAAGCGGCTTTTACTTTGTCTATACCAACGGTGATGCCCAGAGAAGGATTTGCTTTCTTCCATACCTTCGGATCCGTCCAATCATCGTCCGGATCTGCTCCGAAAATAACCGGATAAAAGGTTGGATCGTGCTTTCTGCCATTTAAAATATCCAATGCCTTCTGATGCACCTCATAGCAAATGGAATTTGTGTTGTCCCCGGCAGTGGTGATGAGAAAATACAGCGGCTGCATCCTTGCGTCGCCACTGCCCTTGGTCATAACATCGTACAGTTTTCGGTTGGGCTGGGTGTGCAGCTCGTCAAAAATAACACCATGGGTGTTAAAGCCATGCTTGCTTGCAACGTCCGCGGACAGAACCTGATATGTGCTTTCGGTGGGGATATAAAAAAGCGTTTTTGTGGATTCGGTTATCTTAACCCGCTTGGATAACGCAGGGGATTTTCTTACCATAGCCATTGCAACATCAAACACAATCCTTGCCTGGTTTTTATCCGAGGCGCAGCTGTACACCTTTGCTCGCTGTTCGCCGTCGCCGCAGGTCAAAAGCAAGGCAACCGCGGCCGCAAGCTCCGATTTGCCGTTCTTTTTTGGGACTTCAATGTATGCCGTATTAAACTGCCGGTAACCGTTAGGCTTTAGGATACCGAAAATATCGCGTATTATTTGCTCCTGCCAGTCTATCAGCTCAAAAGGTTTGCCGTCCCAAATCCCTGTTGTATGGCGCAAGGCTTGAATGAAAGCAACAGCATAGTCGGCGGCCTCCTTACAATAATATGAATCCTCCGCCATAAAGCGCGTTGGAGTGTATTTCTTTAGTTTCCGTATCATCACCGCCTCCTTTATTAAATCTGCTCAAACGAAAAACAGCGCCGCTTTAGACGCTGCTTTGTGATATAACGTATTTTTTATACTATCAATCCTCCATAGAGTCCGCTACCGCCTTTTTCAGAATTTCCGTATCAAATCCTGCGGACATGTATCCTTCCAAAATAATGCTGTAATAATGGCAGCTTGGCGTTCCAAGAGGCCTTCCTTCATTCATGACGTAGGCCATTGCGCTGACCTGCTTGCCGTCAAGCCTAACCTTGAACTTTTCCTTGCGATACAAAAAGGGGAATCCCTCGTAACGGTCCAGAGCCGCCTCGTCCTCCGGAGTGATTTCCCAAACCAAAACCGGCACGGCGGAACCCTTCCGAGGTTCAATGGTCGCCACAGCTCCATCATGCGGCCCACGGAATAACAACTGCATATTTTTTATCTCGGCTTTTCCCACGACCTTTGCAGTAGGGCAGCGGTGCGCCATTTGCTCAAGGTTTAGGTTTGAGCCGTATGCTAAATATAGTTTTTTGCTCATTCTGCATTGCTCCTTTTATCATAGTTTTGTACTGTGCAAGGCGGCGCAGCGGCCGCCCTGCTATTTTATCCGGCTTTCATCAGGCTGCCCGAAACCGCCATGCTGCGTTGCCGTCGAGGTGCTTGCAAAGGTGCTCCCGGCAGTTTTTAAACTCGTCGCCGATAAGCCCTATCCTGTTAAGGTATGTCCTCATCGCAAACTTCTCGTTTTCCACCTGCGGCTTCTTGGCGCTGGCGCTCTTTTGCGTCAATGCCTGATGGTTGAGCGCCAAGGCCAAAACAATGTAGCTTCTTACCTTGCCTGCGTGAAGGGTGCTGTTGAAGCCCCTGAGCTCTACCGTATGATTCCCCGTGAAAAAGCTGTGGAGGTTGAGAAAATGATATCTGCTTGAATGGTAGTGCCGGCTTGTGCTTTCCATGTAGCCTTCGTACCACAAGCTTTCTATCCGGCTCATGGTTTTTGGCCTTTTGCGGTTTATTTTGCTTACCAAAACCTCATCCATCTTTTTGCAGTAGTGCATTCTCTCCGGCGCTATCTGAAGCGCTTTGTAGAAAAGGTCGTTCTTGCTCGCTATAATGTTTATAAAGTTTCGAATGCTCCTTACCGTATGGTTTGCTCCGTCAAGATGTATGTGAATCCCGCAGGAGTTGTTTGTGAACGCGCCCGCATGCCGCAATTGCCGTATCAGCTCCTGCAATGTGTCAATGTCCTCTCTGTAGGTAAATATGGGGCTGACCAGCTCAACGCTGTAGGATTTGTCTGTCGGAACCTTGCGCCCGTTTTCTTTTCTTTCGGTTTTAATGCTGCCGTCGCTCATAAACTTCCAAATGCGTCCGTCCGCCGCTTTAACCTTGAAGGTGTCGTAGCTGTCGTAAGCCCGCTCTGTTGTTCCGTTTAAGAAGTCTGCGGCAACCTCCGCCGCCCTTGCCCTTGTGATTCCCGTAAATTCAATCTCAATGCCGAATTTTGCTGTTAACATTTTTCTTTGCTCCCTTCCCGTTTTCCTTTTTGCAGTCACATATTACCGTAGAAACACACTATTATCCAGACAAACTTTCTCATAATTTCAACAAGAATAAAGGAGCAAAATTGTGTATATTACAGCGGATTATTTATCAATCTTTCTTATCTCATCAACGCCATAAACAGCACCTAACGAGCTGCCGCAATCCCAATTTACGAATACTGTGCCGGTATCGTCAACACAGGATACGGTGCCTTGATCGCCGGGACGCAGTTTGCTGTACGGGTCGTCCATGCGTATAAGCTCCACCCTGGTGCCCGGCGTATAATACTCTCGAAGCTGCTTTAATCTTTCGGGATGTATGTTCATCTGTTACCCTCCTTGCTCGGCAAATACGCCGCCCACTTGGGAAAAACTTCACCTTCGGACATGACAAGCACTCCGTCGGTTCTGCCTTTTTGCATTACGAAAATACAATGCCACACTCCGTCATTGTCTATCCGGCAAAGCTGCATATATTTTTCAATAAACCATCTGTCAACACACAGGTCGGTTATAAAGTTTTCGTAGTCAATTTTTCCAAGCTCAATTTCTTGTTCGATTTTGTACGGCTTGCGCTGTTTCGGAAGGTGAGGACGCATTAAATCTTCAATTCTGAAAGGGTATTTAACAAAGAAGGCGGTGGGAAGTTTATTCATCTACATCCACCGCCTTATCAATATTTTGTTTTACTCCCTTAAAAGCCGCTTGACCGGTGAGGTTTTTTAACAGCACTTTGCGGGCTTCCTTATATTCATCCCCAATAAAACCCAAGCGAAGCAGAAAGCACCTGAATGCGTATTTTTCGTTTTCCGCTTCCTTGGCAGTTGCATTGACACGCTTTAAGTTTTTCGCCAATGAAACCAAATGCGCTATAAAATGTGTATAGGCGCTGATTTCCTCCGGTGCGGGCAAGCGCATAAACCACGGGAAACTGATTTTTTCATCCGTAACAGTAATATCAAGTGTTTCAGAACCAAGAGCCTTTTGAATCAGTTTTCCTTTGTTCAGGATGATCTGCCTGAGGTTTTCAATTGCCGCATCACTGATGCCTTCCCGAGGCAATTCAATCACGAAGCTGTCCGGGATAACACATTCAAAGCCACGAGACCGCATTCCGTCAATAATTTTGTCTACACATTCTTGACCGGTGTTTTCGCCAAACAAAACTGTCCCTTGCTTGTCGATGAGATTATCTCCAATTTGATAGGAGAAGGAAGGAGGCCCGAGATACTTAGGTTTCACTTCCAGCATTTCGCCAAGTGCCTGTACCAAAGCCTTCCGTCTTTCGCCCGTAACATTAAACCTAACTTCCATATCTGTACCACCTTTCTTTTTTTGGTAGGTACATATATTACTCTAAACCTGTGATATTGCAAGAGTTATTTGTTAATTTCCCGGGCTTTTTCATAGCATATTTTCTCGCCATCACGCAGTAAATAAATACCCTCATCAAAGCCCTTAAACACCCGGAACCTTTCCACAATCACATCAACATACTTTTCGTCAAGCTCGATTGTATGGCAGACCCGTCCCGTCTGTTCACAGGCAATAAGGGTGCTTCCGCTGCCGCCGAAGGGGTCAAGCACTATGCTGTTTGACAAGCTGCTGTTAACAATCGGATATGCGACCAACGCCACGGGCTTCATAGTAGGATGGTACTTGCTCTTTGAAGGCCTATCGAAATTCCATGTTGTTCTCTGCTTGCGGTCTGCATACCACTGATGTCCCGCAGTCGGCTTCCAGCCCATAAGGATAGGTTCGTGGTTGTACTGGTAAGCGCAACGGCCGAGCACAGGCGTATTCTTTACCCAGATGCAGGTTTGATGGCAGAAAAAACCCGCCTCGGAAAAGGCGGTTCTAAAATTAACAGTCTCACGGTCTGCATGGAATACATAAATGCTCCCGCCGTCAGCAAGGTTTTCATACATACATTTAAAAGCCGAAAGCAAAAATTCGTGAAACTTTTTGCTTTCCATGTTATCATTTTTGATGGTACCGGCAGTGCCCTCATAAGCCACATTGTATGGAGGGTCGGTGACAATAAGGCTTGCCTTTTGGCCTTCCATCAGCATGGAGTAGGTTTCGGGCTTTGTGCTGTCTCCGCAGATTAGCTTGTGCCTCCCCAGAAGCCATATATCGCCCTGCCGGGATATAGGCTTTTCGGGCGGCGGCTTGTCAAAACCGTCCTCTTTTACGCCGGATACCACACTGTCCCGAAACAGTATATCAATTTCATCCGCATCAAAACCGGTGAGTGACACATCAAAACCGCTGTCATTAATATCCTTTAACAAATCTGTAAGAAGCGGTATGTCAAATTCACCTGTAATTTTATTGAGGGCCACATTCAGCGCTTTTTCCTTCTGCTCGTCAATATCAAGCACTACGCAGTCAACTTCCTTGTACCCCAATTCCAGCAAAACCTTGTACCGCTGGTGGCCTCCCACAATGTTGCCTGTACGCTTGTTCCAAATAATCGGCTCAACGTAGCCGAACTCGGTTATAGAGCGTTTCAGCTTTTCGTATTCTGGATCTCCGGGTTTCAGATTTTTGCGAGGATTGTATTTTGCGGGATTTAATTCTTTTACAGGTATTTTACGTATATCCATTTCACACCTCCAGCTTTACGGCAGTTTCGCCTGTGAAGCTCTCCCAGCGTTTTATAATCAGGTCGCAATATACTGGAGAAATCTCCATTGCATAGCATCGGCGTTCGGTTTGCTCGCAAGCAATAAGGGTAGTGCCGCATCCGGCGAACGGCTCCAAAACTATGCCGCCACGGTCGCTGTGCATCTTAATGCACCTCCAAGGCAGCTCCACCGGAAACATGGCAGGGTGTTCCTTGTTTGCACGCACCGTAGCAATCTCCCAGATGCCCGCATATCCCCATTTCTTTCGCTCCTCTTTAGTCAGACGCTTTACAAACTTATATGCATGCCCGGCAAATGCGGATACCCATTCATATTCCTGATCGTTGTATTCCTCCGTTTCCTGTCCTGCAAAGGCCGACACATACTCGTACTGCTGAACGGGCTTGTTGGTTACCAGATGATATGGCGCATTGCCGAAATTCATGCCTTGCTTTTTCCATATGCGTATCCATATGGGCCTAAAGCCATTGTCATTGAACATTCCAATGCTGTACATTTGCGTTGGTTCAATGAACTGCGTTCCGGTGGCAAATAAATCTCCGATGTTCCAGCATACAACATCTGCGTGCTTGCATATGTTCTTTATTGCAGGGCGCATGGTTTCAAACCAAGGCTCAATGCCCGCTTTCTCATATTCCTTGCCCACGCCATAGGGAGGAGATGTCACAGCACACTGCGCATGGGCTCCGTCCATAAGACGTGCAAAATCCTGCTCCGATGTAGAATCGCCGCAAAGCAGGCGGTGATTTCCCAAAATCCATATATCTCCGGGCTTGGTTCGTGTCTCGCCGGAAGCTTCAATCGTTTCTTTTTCCTTATCAACGTCAAAGTCGTCCTGCACCGCTTCCTTGGAGTAAAACTTGTTTAAAAGCGCATCCACCTCATCGGCGTCAAATCCGGTAATCGATACGTCAAAGCTGGTAGCCTCAAAGTCCGCCATAATAGCGGCCAGCTTGCTTTCGTCCCACTCACCTTGAATTTTGTTTAAAGCAAGGTTTAATGCTTTTTCCCGCTGCTCGTCTAAATCCACAACCACACAATCAATTTCCGTATGACCTAAATCAAGCAAAACCTTCAGCCGCTGGTGTCCGCCGACCACATTCCCGGTTTGTTTGTTCCAGATGACCGGTTCAACATAACCGAACTCGGAAATGGAGCGTTTCAGCTTTTCGTACTCTTTATCTCTCGGCTTTAAATCCTTGCGGGGATTGTATATAGCCGGGTTCAACTTCGCCGCCGGTATTTTCTCAATCAACAAGCGCTGTCACCTCCGTATTTATTCTTAACCACCGCGCCTTGCCGACAGAAGTCTTTCCATCACGTCGTCGTGGGGATTTGTACCTTGATAGTCGGTGGTGCAGTTTTCTTTAACTATTTGATAAATTTGGAACCATAGATTGTTTGCTTGCTTCATAAAGTTTTGGCTCATTGCCACATAGGGCGACGGTATTGCATTGCCGGTTGTGGGGTGTTTAGCCAAAAAGCCGTATTCGGAAATAGCTTCCTCGCACTGTATCCAGCGGGAAACACTCATGGCATACTGTTCAAGCATCTGCGGTGGAATATATTGAGCGCAGCCCCGTTCATGAAGCCAGCTCCAAGTCTTTTGAAAAACATCTACGGCTATGAGCTCTTTTCCGTTTTTCTGCGGCGCGGACAAATATTCCCGCGGCTCGGGCATTGTTTCTCCGTTAAGATTGGCCGTATCGGTAAATTCGATAACAGTTAGTTTACGGTGGCCGGGATTGCCTTCATTAACCTTGTCTATCAAAGCCTTTTTCTTTTGACCTGCACCGATGCGTGCGCCGCCATGTCCGTTTGCCATATGCTTCACCTGCCTTTCAAAATGTCGGGGTATATCACCCTCTTGAAACCGCGATTTCTCACGCGAAGCCCCGCGCCCGATCTTCATCGCGCAATTTGTAGGTTTTCAGACCCCCCTACCCCCAGCGGTCGCCGCTTTTTGCTGTAATGCTGCTGTGGCACGTTTTGCACAGACTCATGAGATTGTCATCATCATGCGTTCCGCCTTTGGACAGGGGAATGATATGGTGTACTTCCTCTGCCGGAGTCAACCTGTTATTCTTAAAACATTCCTCGCACAACGGATGTGCCTTTATATACCTGTCCCTTATGCATTTCCACGCCCTGCCGTAACGTTTGCGGTGCTCGGGATTGCGTTGGTATTTGTTGTATTGTTTGTCCGTCAGCTTTTGATGTTCTTCGCAGTACCTTCCGTCGGTAAGTCTCGGACATCCCGGGTAAGAGCACGGCCGCTTTGGCTTTTTTGGCATCTATCCACCTCCTTCGGAAAAAAGAAAAGCCATTACAGGATGCGCTCTCCCGCAATGGCTTGTGTTTATACTATTTCTGCAAGTATATCATAACACAACAGTCATAGTAGAAAATAGTAGAATTTACTGTACACTTTTTTGCATAATTCAAATATTACTAGATGTCAAGTCGATTTTGTCACAGGAAAGCCACCGCAGGATTTTATTCCCGCGATGACTAATCTTTTTTCTATTTTTGCAAGTATATCATAGCACAATGGACATAGTAGAAAACAGTAGAATTTACTGTACTCTTTCGGGAATAGATACAGTCGATAAAGCTTTTCTATGGATACGATATACATTATCAATGGTGTATCCCATGTCAACCGCGATTTGCTCCCATGACTTGAAGCAAAGGTATCGCAATTCCAAAAGCGTCTGGCATTCTGTGTTGTCCACAGCTTTTATTACACCTACAATTTCTCTCTTCAGATCAACAAGACAGTCAATATCTCTGTTTATATCTGCTTGCAGGTCAACAATTTTCGTCACAACTTCAGCTATTGTTGAAGTGCCATGACCGGGGTTTCGCGGCATGCCGGTGATAGTGTGAGTACATTTTGTTGCCAGTTCATTTAGTGACGCTACTTGCTCCAGCTTGGAATTGATTCGCTGGTCGAGGCGGTATGCCTGACTTAAATATTCTTTTGCTGTCATGCTGCCACCTCCGCCTTTAGTTTAGTAATAAGCATTTCAGCATCGATATTTGTAAGCAATTCAAACCAATCCGAGCGGAAAAACCTCTCCAATTCCTCTTTTGCGGATAATGCCATGCTGCTGAATGGATGCTTTGCCAGCCTTCTTAAAGCAGACCTGTAATCCCTGACTGCTTGTAGAATGATTGCATTTGCCAGATCTGTATATGCACGCTCGATGCTATATGATTGTTCACGATACATACTCCATACCTCCGTAAAAATTTAATTCACATTGAGGCATTGCTGCATTGTATTCGTGTACGCATTGCTCATATATCTTAATGCTAATTTTCAGTGTATTCTAAATCATTGCTCTTTGCGGAGGACAATACCTGATTTTTCAAGCACTGCCCGCACCTCGTCCACCGAGCGCACGACCGCAGCCACGCCTCCGGCAGAGAGGATTTTGTTAATTGTTGCCTCTTGCAGTTTTGTCGCCCTGCCTGATGGCGTTTTCACTTCAAAAGCCACAAACCGTCCGTTTACACAGGCAATGATGTCCGGCACTCCGGCTGTCCCGTATATTCCGCCATGCTCTTTCCAAGCAAAGCATCCGGGCACAGTTTTTAGATATTTAAGGATTTTGTTTGTGATATCCTTTTCTGACACATATATCTCTCCTTTAACCGTAACTATTTAAATTTTCAAAAAAGTTATGGCCTTATCCCTTGATATTACTGGGTTTGCGGCATTTCACAACCTGTAACCGTTCTGTTGTGCATGTATGTTTATATATATACACACACGCGCACACGCGTATATAGTTAATTGCTCTCGCGTATGTATATATATTTTTTTAAGTTACAAAGTAACAATAAATAAAGAAAACCAAATTTGTGTTGATATATTGCAAATTTCGGGTGTTACTTTTTATGTGACTTTTTGCTTTAAACAGGCTACATTTTGACCATGAAAGTTACTGAAAACAGCACTTATAATGGCTTTATATCTGTGATTTCAAAGCCTGAAACATCACAGCGCATCGATAACAACTCATAATTCAGCAGCCAAACCTTCCTTACATCCGAGCCCATTCTTTTTGTCACATTGCTGTCCAGATAATAATCAGAATGCCGAAGTTGTTTCTTAAACTGCGCATAGGTCAGTGTTTCACCAAGTATTGCGTAATCTTTTCTGTACTTTGTATATTTGTCATACACATGATTAAGCCATATGGCCAGTACTTTGCCGTCATTGAGTATTGCATATTCGCTTCTGGGGTCCAGACCCATTCGTGACATTATCTCCAATGTCTGCTCCACTAAGCTTTTGCTGCTGGTGCCGCCGTCTAAAAGATACTCCTTTACCGCATATTCGATATATTTGCTGCAAGCCTCCATACTGAACGGAAAAGCTTCATGCCAGATAAGCCCAAGCTCCCTGCAAAGCTTTTCAACTAACCTTAGGCCTGCCATAAGGCACGAAAGGTTGTTGACAATCCTTGATGGCAGCTCCTTTGCAAACAAAGCACGGCTATCCTCATACCAAGTATGCACATCTTCGGGTGTGGTTTTCAGTGCAATGTTCAACAAACCGCGTCCAAGGCTGCCAAGCACATCGGAATTGGCGCAAAGCCACCCGAAAGCGATGCGGTATTCTACATTTTTTAAGTCTTTCTTGGAAAACAAAAGCTCTATGCTCCGCTCCCTGACAGCCGTTTCGTCTGCCGCTTCTTCACCGGCCACAACAAGTGGAGCAAGAAGCTCATAGCTTACCATACTTTGATCCATGCGTCCCCTGATTCCTTCCTGTCCGTCATAACTGTTGCGAAAATGATTAAGCAATGCATCCAGGCGATGCTTGTCGATTTTGGAAGGCTTAAACTCATCCAATGCCATTGGAATGATGTTGGATGATGCGGCATCCTTCATCAATGTAAACGCCGTCGTCTGCCCTGCGGCTATGATCTTCGAACGGGAAAATACCGGCATTATTACCCGTTCCAGCGTATTGCTTTTGCCGCTGCCTGCTTCTCCGATTAGCATTAGATGTGGGAATTTAATATTCTTTTCACGCAGATGGGCCTTTATAAAACATCCTGCCATCCATGCAAGGATTGGAACGGTTTTAGCCGGCTCATTATAGTTCATAATCCGTTCGCCAAGCATCTGCAGCTGCTCTTTTGTCAAAGGCTTTGCTTCAAGAATACCGCTTTCTATGCTGCGATATTTTTCAAGCTGTATCATATCTGAAACCGTTTGCCCGTAAGCATCAACCGCCCCATCATTCGTTACGAAAACAATACCGTTTCCATGTTTGTACATTCCCATAGCCTTGACGCCTTTTTTCACCTGCCAATCGAGATTAGAAATATATGACTTGAGCAGTTCCAAATCACCGTCCGAACCTGTATAGCTGAGGGCTATTGTTCTTTTATTCAGCATGTTCTTGAACTTTTGCTGGTTGGAAAAATCAGTAGTCATAAAGGTTTGCCGGAATACTTCTCCGTTAGTCGTTACAAGGTCGGCAGTAAGCTGTGTTTCATCATCGGCAACAATCATCTCAATCGGCTGAAAAGTAAAGTTAGTGATGGGGTAAATCTTGTCTCCTTTTGCACGGAAGTAGCATCCATCATATTCAAAAATTGCCGTATCATTGCCGGGACTGTACGTGTTTTCTGTTGACTCAATTGCTTTGTTCAATGTTTCATCGCCGTATGTAGCGCCACTGGCATGATGCCTTGTATCCCATTTTTCACGATACAACCCGCTTTGACGAAACAGTCTATCCATCTGCTGCTTATCTTTATTAGACCAAAATGCAAGCTTACAGCAAAGCGCCATATCCGCTTCGGACTGGCTTGCGTAAGTCTCCTGCCACCGGCCATTCCACAGTTTTTCAAACTCCTCTCCGTTTTCCGCATTTTTAGCAAGATCTAATAACTCATCATCGGAAAGCTTGAGCGATCCGCTCTTTTTTGACTTTTGCTTTTTCTTCTTTGGTATGCGGATATATGTTTCGTGAATCCACTTGAGTGTTCCGTTATCATCGGAGATGGTATCAGGAGCAGTCTCCAGCTTGTTTCCCGTCATGGTGAAATACCGGGTATGCTCATACATCTCCACTCCGGTTTTGGTGTTCTTATTGCCAACTCCCGGCATCTTGCCTTTATAGAAAAGATGTATGCCGGTGCCGGAAGGCGAAAACTCCATATATGTCGGCTGCCTTGAAATGATAGCCTTCGCTATTTCGTTAAATGTCTTTGTTTTTGGGTCATAACAGTTGTCAATGTCCACTCCGATAAGGCCGTCGTTCTTGGAGAACATAAAGCCTAACCCGGTATATCCGTATCTTTCGAGCGCGTCGGCGGCGGTCGCATAATCCGTCCAGGTATCCGGTTTGTTGGAAGCGGCAGCTTTGCCGGTGATGGGGTTAAACGGCATCTTTTTGTCCTTGCCACCATTATTGTCGGGAACCAAACGCCAACACACCCATTGCTTAAGCCCGGTTAGTTCTTTTGGAAAGCTCATGCGGCTGCACCTCCTCGCATTTCTCATTAAAGTACCTGATGGGAATGCGCCGCTCCTTAGCTTTTTCAATTTCTACCGACATACCCTTGGTGATATTGCGGCCAAAAACCCATACTTCTTGGCATTTGCTCATAAAGACCATTCCGAAAAACAAGCCGAGTTCTCTTTGGCTTTTGTCCGAATCGTCCATGAATTGAGGAAAAAGCAGGTGCGGAGCGAACGGTATGCAGTTTTTGCTCACGGCAAATCTGCTGTACCCTTGAGCCTTTGCTATGTTGCGATCTATATCTCCCTTAAACGGTGAGCAAATAAATACTATGGGCCTGAATGGCTTTCTTTTGTATTCCTTTTCAATTTTCTTTAACGCCTCGTATGCGGTAGGATCATGGTAATGTTCCGAATTGAATTTACTTATGCTCATTTTATTACACCTCCAGTTCTTTCAAATCGCCAAAGCTTGCGCCGCCGGCCGCTTCCGCTACAATCGGCACATCAAACTCAGGAAAAGGCTTTGCTTCCATGCACTCTTTTATAAACCTCACAGCATCATTGACCTTATCTTCAGGCACCTCAAACACCAGCTCATCATGAATCTGCAATAAGGGTTTCAGCCACGGTCTTTCAGGCAAACCCGCAACAAGTCTGCCACAAGCAAGCTTTAAAATATCTGCCGCCGTACCTTGAATGGGTGTGTTAAGCGCGCAGCGTTCTGCAAACGACCTTTTACCCCAATCTTCCGAAAGCATACCGATAAGATACCTGCGCCTGCCAAGCCACGTTTCTGTAAAACATGTGTTAGCGGCTGTTTTTACCGTTTCTTTTTGCCATTTTGCCAAACCGGGGTAACCGTCCTTAAGATTTTTGATGATGGTTTCACAGTCCTCTTTGGTTGTTTTAAGCCCCGCTTTAAACCGAAGTGTACGCTGCAAGCCGTTTGCAAATAAACCGTAGAACACGCCAAAGTTGCAGTTTTTTGCTATGGTTCTGCGTTCCTTGTAATGAGGATGATTTTTATCCGCTGCCTCCTTAAACGGAACTTTATATATTACAGAGGTTGTCTGCGCATGAATGTCACCGCCGGAGTGATAGGTTTGCAGCATTTTTTCATCCCTGCAGTAAAACGCTCCAACACGAAGTTCTATTTGTGAGAAGTCAAGAGAAAGAATTGCCTTGCCGTCAGGTGCTACTATAAAATTTCTCACTCCTATGGGGTCATTGTCTTTTCTCGGACAGTTTTGAAGGTTCGGATTCCTTGCCGCAAATCGTCCGGTTTCCGTTCCAAGCGGCATCAGGTCGGGATGTATCCTTCCGGTGGTATTATCGATATGCTCCAGGTATCCGTCGATATATGTGCTTTTCAGCTTGCCCCATTTGCGGTACTCCTGCACAAGGTCAAACAATCGAACGAGCTCCGGTTTGTTCTTTTGGCACCAGTCGCGAAGCATGATCAGCGCTTGGTCGTCCGCCGCCTCCTGATACTTCTCCGTTGTCTTTAAAACCGGCAACTCCAAATGCTTATAAAGATACTGTTTAAAAGCAGAAGTGCTTGCATTTGCCCCAATATTCACACCGCCAGTAATTTCATCAATTTCAGCTTTCAGACTTATAATCTTTTCTTCTGCTTCTGCCTGCTTTTTGAGCATAACATCCCTGTCCACCGGAATCCCGTTATATTTCATAATCCCGCAATAAACCGCCGTTGGCGCTTCTACCTTTTCCGCAATGTACCTATGCTTTGGCAAAAACCTGTCAAACCAACCGTTAAACCGATAGTACAGCCTCAGCGTATAATCAGAGTCAGCACAAGCATAGCGGATTGTTTCAAAATCCTGCGGATCCAACTCATCAAAATATCGCCCGCCGGTCACGGTCTGAAAGTCATGCATATTCGCACCAAACAGGGAGGTTGCAAGAAGCTTTAAACCGCTGTCGGCAAGGCTGCGAAACTCCCACTTGGATTTTAAAGTTAATTGCGCGGCGGCAATGGTGTCATAGCATGGTTCCCTAACAATAATTCCTTTTGCGTATAGGAACATTGCTTCAAATGCAAGGTTATGGGCTACCTTTACCACATTCGGATTTTCAAATAAAGCGTGCTTGAGGTAATTCATAAGTTCATGAGGCTTTTCTATGTTTTTGCCGGTTTTATGGGCTATCGGCACATATATTGCGCTGCCTTCCGATACCGAAAAGCTCATACCGGCAATATGCGCTTTATGCGGATCTAAAGCAGATTTCTCTTCATTTCTGTACTCATCGTTCGGCGAAGTTTCAAAGTCAAATGCGACTATTGATGCGCCTTTCAAATATTCCTTGAGTTCGTCTAAAGCAGTAACGCATATATAATCCATAATTCATCTCCTATCTGCCGCTTATGGGGGAGCGAGCTGCCCCCCGTTGCGGCTGTGCATTATTCTAAAGGTTCGATAACTTCTCCTGTTTCGAAGTCAACATTTAACGGAGTTTCCTCCGCAGGCTCTGTGTCGTGCCCTACACGGCCGCTTAATGCCTTCACCTGCTCGGACAGTGAGTTTATTAATGTTTGCTCCTCTGCAGTCAAATCACGATCCACCGTAAACTGTGCCTGCGAAAATGTAATGCCGTTTGCGTTCGTCGCCTTTCTTAAGCTAAACCTCGTTACCACAGAGTTTGATTTTTTGCCCTTGGAAAGCAACCGCATAAGATAGCGGGTAAAATCCTTAAGTGAGCCTGTGGGAAGGGACAGGATCATCGGGAATATTTCTCCCTCGCGAAGCAGGTATATGCGCCTTCTGTTTTTGCAGGCCTTGCCGCCGCCTTCGCCGGAACCGAACTGATTATACGGACATTTGTCGCACCTTCCGCCGGGGTCGCCTTCACCTGTGATTCCGTCGAAGCTGCCACAATCCGGAGGATTGGAGCCGCCGGCGTATTTGTTTTTGTAGTAAGCATAAAGTGGGTGATGATAAAGGATTACGGCTGAAAACTCCTTAACTGCATCAGGGTTATCCGGATTCTCGCTTGGGATTTCAAATACCGTACTGCCTGCGGCGGGTATTTTTATACGCTCAAAGCTGCCGGAAAGTCCTGCAAGTTCATCTGAAAAAGCGTCGTTTAAATTAAAGTCCTGCAATGCCAAAAATGTACCGTTGCTTTTTACAATTTCATTGTTTTTCATAGATTTCTTTCCCCTTTCAAATTATCTTTTGGCTGCCTTACGCACGCCAACTGTGGTTTTTTCAAATACATTGACCAGACCGTTTAGCCATTCCGGAAGCTGATCGTTGTTCTCCGACATCTGCTCTTTTACAAAAGCAGACAGAGAATTGGCATTTACCGTTTCATAGATAAGCCCGCCGTAGCCCTCTGCACGCAACGCTTCAAAAAGCTCCTCTTTACGCTCGGTCGCTACTGATGCTCGGGTTGTATTGGTTAAGCAAAACATGACGCCGGAGCGGGTAAAGTTTTGCGTTTCGGATTCCAGCATGGCGTTTGCCAGGTTAAAATCCACTTCCTCAATTTCCGCATTTACTGCCTTTAGCTTCTGCTCAAGCTCTTTCTTTGTGTCACGCAGTTCTTTTAAACGGTCTGCCAGTTCAAACATTCTTTCTGATTCATTCAAAATCCATCACTCCTTTGCTATTGAAACGGGTTTTGCCCCGCTCTGTAATCATCTACAAGACTCTTTGCAAGGTTGGCCTTATTTTTTAGTGCCTTTAATACCTTTTCATCAACTGTGCCTGCCGCGGTCAAGTAAATGTAAGTGCAGGGCACTCGCTGTCCGGCTCTATGTATCCGCGCTTTTGTCTGCTCGAAATTGCTCATGGAATAGTCCAGTGAATAAAACACCATCGTGCTTGCTGCCGTAAGGGTAATGCCAAGTCCCGCTGTCGCTATCTGCCCGACAAACACGGGTACGTCCGGGTAATTCTGAAATTGTGCAACCTGCTCGTCCCGGTCTTTTACGCTGCCCGTAAGTAAAGAGTAACGCACACCTTTTTTGTCAAGCATCCTGCATATGGCGTTTATTTCAGGGATAAACCGGGCAATAACGACCAGCTTTTTGTTTTCCTCCAGAGCCGAATCAATGATGTCCTCAAGCACTTTCAGTTTTGCTGTACTGATTTGCTCTGCCTTTGAACAGTCGTCACTTCCTAAAAATCCGCCGGTAAGCTGAGATAATCGCAAAAGTTTTGTGAGTACATTCGTGATGGTGACCTCACCTTCAGAAAGTTCCGCATAACTGTCTTTTACAAGATTTCTGTAAAGAAGCATTGCTTGCGGTTCCAATTCCACCTTGCGTATGATATCCGTTGTTTCCGGCAAATCAAGGCATTCCGCTTTTGTTGCACGGTAAGCGATGGAATGAATTTTTTCTGTCAATTCCCGCTCCATAGACTTTTTGAGAACAGGGGTATGGTTGCCATAGCCGACCATGTCGAAATACCGGTTGCGGAAAGCATAAAAGCTTTGGCCGAAGATTGCCGGATTTACAAATTTGTACTGGCTGAACACATCAATTGCTTTGTTGGTTACCGGAGTGCCTGTTAAAAGAAGCCTGTACCGCGCTCTTGCCCCAAGCCTGTGCATTGCTTTGCTGGCGCTGATGTTATGGGTTTTAATTTTATGTCCCTCATCGGCGATAATAAGGTCAGGGTTCCATGTAGCCAGTTCTTTTTCCAAACGCCATGCGCTTTCGTAGTTGATTACCGCCACCTGAAGCGCGCTGCCGTTTAAGTGTCTTAAGGTATCTATTTTCTTGGCGCTTGTGCCGGTCAATACCGCAAGGTTGTAATCAAAGTCGGCGAAGTTATTAAACTCATCCTGCCATACACCCAAGATGGATAAAGGGGCAACAATCAAGACACGGCCAATACGACCTGCATTGTACAATGCGCCTGCTGCCGCGATGGCGGTTAGTGTTTTCCCTGTGCCTTGTCAGCCCATTTCCATCAAAAGAGCTGCGCCCTTGCCGCTGGAAATGTACATTTGCACCACCTGCCTTTCTCATCTCTCGGATGCTCTTTTACATGTTCCGATTGGGAAGGAAACACCTCAAGGTTTGCCGGATGGTTGTTCATCTTATTTCCGTCAATGTGATGGACTACCTCGCCTTTTTTCATGGGTCTGCCAAGCTTCGCCTCAGCAATTCTGCGATGCTCGTGCCTTCCGAGAAATTTTCTGTACGCTTTTCCTTCACCGCCGCCCCGCATTGCAAGGCTGCGCTTGATACGTGACTCAAGCACTCCGCCCGGTTTGTTCATTGGATTTGCGGTGCGGTTGTAATCGGTCATCCGCTGTGAGTTCCACATATAAAAATGAGCCTTGCAGCAAAAGTTGTTCTCACGGACTTGGCTTTCCGGCTTCAGGAAAGGCTTGCCGCAAATCCGGCAGGTCACCTCGGCCATTTGCATCGGAAACACCTCCTTCCGCAATCAACCCGAAACACTTACAAACGAAATTGAAAGCCTCAATTTGATGCTTGTAAGGTTTTGCTTTAACGGGCATCGGAATTTTAGGAGTGGGATCACGTTCATTCATCTTCGTCACCCTCCTCCGGCAGTTCTGAAATCGACACACGTTCGACGCTCTCACCGGGAACTATAACCATCAACCGGTGTTTATTGCCGAACAGCCGCTTCAGAAACCGCTCCCGCATAGCTACCGTTTGGTTTTTTATAACACATCCTTCAAACGGCGCTTTACGGACGCTGATTTTGAGTTCATGCCTCATTTTCTGACTCCTTTCCTGAGAGCGGTATTGTTGTGCTCTCTATAGGTAGCTCACGGCAGAGGCAAATCCGCAGGGTCTATTTCAAAAATTTTTTAAGTTTTTTATAAATGCGGCTTAAACGGTCGCGTATTGCGCTTTCTCCTACTCCTTCCTCACGGGCAATGCTGACAATGGTTCTATTCTCAAAAAACACCTTTTTGATTAGCTCCCGCTGCTGGGGCAAAAGCTGATTAATGGCCTTATGCAGCGCTATGTACTCTTCATTTTGGATGCATTCGGCTTCGACATCTTCTTCTGATGGAAACAGGTTGCCGTTAAGGTTAAATGCGTCAAGGGAAGCATGACGTCGGGTTTCTTTCTGGTTAACATTGCGTTCAATTCGGTCAAGCTCAATAAGAATGTCATAATCGCCCTCTGTGACTTCAATGGTTATGGTTTCATTGTTGAAGCGGTAAGTGTACTCAATTTTCATTTTTCTTAACTCCTCTCGTTTTGCCGAGGGAGCCAAGTGAAAACGAAAAGCCGAGTGTCCGCTAAACGAAAATAACCGGATGATATGCCAACTCTCGTTTAGCATTCATCCGGCTATTTGGTAGCTCACACTCGGCTCCGTTGCTCGGTATGTTACATTATTTTATTTTTTGGCCAAGGGTTATCTTAACAACCTTATTGCATTTTTTGCATTTTAACTCAATCTCTCCTTTCGCGTCTTGGCTTGCGTCAAGAATCCTTTTTTCGCATAGCGGACATTTCACTCTAATTTTCATAAGCTCACCTGCCTTATATTTATTGTCCTATTTTTGGTACATCTTTTTTGATATAATATGTTTGACGAATAATTATATCGCCCCAATTTTGGTATTCCGAACATTTTGTTCGTATTGAAGGCAAAAAAATATGCAACTCCTTCGCATAATTTGTTCTGATATGGATATTATAATACACACATATGTTCGCTGTCAATAGTTTTTAGAAATTTATGTTCGACATATTGACAAATTCCGAACAATAATATATAATGAGCAGGAAAGGAGCTGCTAACTATGAAATTTGGTGACAAATTAAAAAAACTGCGCTTGGAAAGAGGCTGGTCGCAGGCAGAGGCAGGCAAAGCAATAGGCGTGTCGGAACGTGTATACGGCTACTATGAAACGAATGAAAGAACACCATCCAAACCCGAGATTATTCAGAATATCATGAACACTTTCGGTGTTTCATTTGAGTATCTGTTTACGCCTGAAGAACAGTTTCAGATTGAAGCATCCCAAAAATATGGCAGTATCGGTAACCGTCAGGCACAAAAAATACTTCAGGGAGCAGACGCCTTGTTTGCCGGCGGAGAGCTTGACGAAGACGAAAAGGACGAGATGTTTGAGATTTTAACAAAGCTATACTTTGAAGCAAAGAAGGCAAATAAGGAGAAATACGGACGGAAGAAGAAAAGAGAATAAGTGCAATAATATATGCTTAAAAGGATGGTGTTC